AAGCACTCGACCGTCTCGCTTGGATGGTCGCATCCGATCAATACCCGTTCTTGGATTCGACTGCACTACAGCAGCTCGTGGACGATCACGCTCGCTGGGCTGTCTGGTCTGCATCCACAGCCTTCGTCGTCGGCGACATCATCATCCCGACCGTGGCTAATGGCAGACTCTACCAGTGCGTCATTGCAGGGACATCGAGCGCCACGGAGCCGCAGTTCCCACAGTGGACCAGGACACTTGGCTATTCCGTCAATGATGGATCAGGCGACCTTCTATGGCAGGACATCGGTCCGGCAAACGTCGAGCGCTATGACATCCGCACAGCTGCGCGACAGGGCTGGATTCGCAAAGCGTCCAGCATCACGCACCTCATCGATGTGAAGGACGGCCAGGTCGATGCGAAAATGGCCGTGCTTCGTGAGCATTGTCTCGACCAGGCTAAACGATTCTCACCGATGGTGTTCGTATGATCCCGGCAGCTTACAGCACAGCGCTTAAGAACGCGATTCAGGCGTATTCGTACGCTGACCGTGTCGCGATCTGGCGAACCGTCAATCAGGCGGATGGCATCGGCGGCGTCAGTCAGCACTGGATACAGGTCGCTGAGATCCGTGGCACCATCAGTAACACAGGCGATACCGAAGGCGTGGTCGGTGGCATGATCGAGCAGTCTGGTACATGGACCCTGACGTGCTCGCCTGACATCGAGGTCAAGGCCGATGACAGGATATACACATCCGGAAATCCGCAGGCGCTATCGCCATACTACGAGTGCATCGGCAGCGACTACGGTCACACGAACGCAGTCAGTCAAACCATCGCGCTTCGCGCCAGGACAAACGGTTAAGTGTATCCACTGCGTGGTGCAAGCTTCGACCTTATCGCACCATGATAAAGGTGAAGTCATTGGTGGAGTAGTCTATGAGTCCTGAGATGTGGGTCCAAATCGGTATACAGGCGTTTATCACGACAGTGAGTATCGGTGCCGCGTGGGTAGCATTGCAGGTCAGGCTGACGCGCCTGGAGACTCAGGTGGCACACATCATCTCGACGCTCGATGGACAACAGCAAGAAGTGCGCCGCATCGAGCAACGGCTCGGTAAACTCGAGAACAAGGTTTCAGCGTTGGAGGCAGTCATAAACAGATGAACTCTATATCAATCAAACGTTTAGTGGTCGTTGTGATCGTGGCTTTCGTAGCTGCATTCACTTCCGTTTTCGGTGATGGTGTCAGGACATCCGAAGCACACGACATCGCCGAGCTCGGCGCAGTGCTGGCACTCTACGGCTCCAAGGCGGTAGCGGCGGGTGTCTCCGCTGCGGTAAGTTCTGTGCTGGCGTTCCTCACGATGCCTTTCAAGGGTGTAGGCGTGAATGCTTTGAAGGTGGGAAAATGAACTTTCAGAACTATCGGCTGGAGCCTAACCCCAACAGTCCAGGTGATTGGATTGTCTTTGGTGACATCTACGATAACAACGGAAACCTGCTCGGCACATTCGGTGAGAATGGCACTAGTGTATTCGGTTGGTGGGTGTTACAGGATGCACAGTTTCAACAGCAATACAGCAATCAATTTGCAGTGATTATGGCTCAAGAAATAGTCAATGGGACAGCTGAATAATGGCAACTTACTATGTGAGACCTGATGGCAATAATACCAATGCTGGCACTGGCCCTTTAGTAAATCAAGCGTGGTCAACTGTAGTGTATGCTTTTGCTAATATGGCTTTACCAGATGCCGTAAATACTTTGTATATAGCCCCCGGCACATACAGGGAATCACCCACACTTAGCATAACTCCGAGTGTTTCAAATACTCTTGTTGTAAGTGGTGACCCTACAGCTGCTCAGTTTTCTGGTGTTGCTTCCGGACGAGTACGAATAACCGCTTTTACAAGTGACAACACAGGATTTTATGCGTCAACCGCTCCTACTTTGGTTTTTGATAACAAGACATATTTCACATTACAGAATCTTCATGTGGAGGGTTATCAACAAACGTCCGGTAGTGCTGTAGCTCATTTTATAAACTCAAAAAATTACACAGTTCAGAATTGCTTATTTTCGTTGTATAGGCGTGGTGCTAACTCAAACTGTGTGCTTGTAACTACAACAACCAATACCGCGATAAACGCCACTTTTGATAAGTGTATTGTGTTTGGTGGCTATGCTTGTATAAACGTACAAGGCCCGACAACAAGCACTGCTTTTAATTTCAATGTATTAATCAAAGATTGTTATTTGGTCAATGGTAATTACAGTTCTCTGATTACTGGGCCTTCTGAGGCAACATCAGTCGGTAACGGTGTTTCTTTCTACAACAATATTTTAGAAGGATATTCCGGTTCCATTTATTTGCGAAGTAGCAACACTACTAATAAAACCTTGTTTTATAACAATGCGTTAGCATCGTTCCTTGGGACAGGTATCAACTCATCTGCTAATACAGTGACTGAGGATTACAATCGTTTCAGTTGCAGTGTTGATCGTAATGGCCCTGCCAGTGGTGCAAATTCCCAACAAGGTGTATTCGGTTATGATTTAGACTATAGCCGACTGGTCAATCTGTACACGTTAGATTATTTCGGAGCGTACAGCGGGAGCATTGTACAAAGCACAGGCACACCAACAAATGCTCCAACCGTAGATATATTCGGACAAACGTGGATAGGTGCAAATCCAGATGTTGGCGCAGCAACTTTTAAAATAACTTCTGGTGTGGGTGCATATATCCCAACAGAGCGGAACGCTTCAGCGATTACAATCGCTCCCGGCTCAACATCCCAAAGCATCGAGCTCTACCTTGGTGCTACAGGATTGGTATTCAACACCGCTAACCTAGCGGCATACTACGTCCGCAACCAAAGCGCTCCGGTGGCTATAACGCTGGTCACGCAGACAGCAACAGGCGCGTGGTCATCTGGTGGCTTTGCTGAGATAAGTTCATCCCTCGTGCCGGGCGTGTATCGTTTGGATGTTCCTAACGCAGCTTTTGCCGCAGGGGCATCTGATGTCACGATCGTGGTGCGTGGTGCCTCTGGCACGAACGGAGCAGTCTTGACCGTTACACTTTCAAGTGGTGGATTGACGGCAGCGCAGACAGCCGCAGCGGTCTGGGATGAGCCATACACATCGCACGTAACAGCATCTACGTTTGGAGCACGAACACTAAAGACAACGGTCGACAATCGTCCTGCAGATGTCGGGACATCGTTCCACATCCATGCTAATGTCCACGCGATTGTCGATTCAGCAGCAGCTGCTTCCGAGCTCTCTGGCGCGCTACTTCACAACGGAACAGATTACATTTCCGCAGATCTTTTGACGCCTGTGTCAGCTGCGACCAGCGTACACATCGGACCGTATCAACTCCTAGCTGATGGCTTAGGTGCTGATCAGCCGCTTGATGTCAATGTCGGCACCGCCACGAGCATCGATGTCCAGGTCACTGACGCGAATGGCACAGGCATCGACATCACTGGCGCGACCGTCACAGCGAAGGTCTACAGTTCAGCGGGAACACTCGTGGCGTCGTACGCTGGCACTGCGACGTATGCGGACAATGGTCGTCTGTCATTCGGCTTGACGACTACGGTCACGAACACATCTGGCACGTACACTGTGACTGTGACCAGGACAACAGGCGCGACTGACACGCAGATCTTTGGACCACTTCGACTTTATGTGAGGCCAGTATGAGCGTAAACATCATCAACATCACCGAAGATCCGGAACAGGTTGTGCAGCTCGCAGCCTGGACTGGTGACTGGCACACGTACGTGGTGCGATTGGTGGATTCAAACGGCTCACCGATTGACATCACGACAGGCACTCTTGCGGCGACATACACGACAGCCGCCACAGGCGTCGCATATAGTTTCGTAACAGGAACAGCCACGCTCACGAAGTCTCTCTCCTCACAGGGCATCGTGACGATCCTGAACCCCGCTGCATACCCGACAGCAGCTGTGATTCGATTGACGTTGTCGCTCACGGTCTCGACTACCGTGCGACGCTTCGGTCCACTGCTCATCGAGGTCCTGGCACCGTGACCGTCAATGTCGACCTGTCCGGCTTCGATGACGCGGAGAAGCGTTTTCGCATGCTATCTGTTTTTTTGCAGAAGGCGGTGAGTGCTGCTTATACCGGCATGATCGCAAGCATGACTGGACCGAAGTCAGGACGAAGGTACAAGATCCCGTTTACACAAACGACGTATCGAGCATCTGCGCCAGGAGAAGCACCAGCTGCGCCGACTGGTACTCTTCGGACATCAATCTTAATTAGCCCCGTGAACGACTACGAGTACATAATCAGCATCTCAGCGCCCTATGGCAAGATCTTGGAGTTCAAGAAAAACAGACCGTTTGCGATACCAGCATCCGAAAAGGCATGGGCGGTGTTCACAGGCGTGGTGAGGAAGTACTTCAATGGTTGAATCACTCGTAGTCGACGAATGGATATTCGACACGCTCACTGCTGATGCAACGCTTCAGGGACTGCTGGCGGTCGATAACAGATCGCCATCGTACCAGCAGGGTATCTATTTGTACCTCGCTCCTGAGAAGGATCCGATCAGCCTTCGACAGCCACAGGTGCCATACATCGTCGTGCGTCACACTGACGCTGGCCAGACTGACACGACATCGATGTGTGGTGGACGCATAGTGACCACATCAAGCCATCAGGTGTGGTGCTGGGACACGCAGTCTGGTGCTGTCTCGATGGCGCGCATCAAGGCCATCGTGGATCGAATCGATACACTGCTTAACAAGCAAAGTGTAAACAGCACGACGCCTGTATTCTTTTTGAATCGTGCATCGGTATCATCATCGGTCGACGTGTCGCAGGATGGTCGCGTCGATAATGGCATATCACAACTCTACATCGCCACAATAACTCCAGAGGTATAACCAACATGGCCCGTCCGCTACTCGCTAAAGACGTCACACTCACGATCACTTTCACTGCAGCTGCTCTAACCGGCGACACGACTGCACTTCCGACCACGACTGCGACTTCGGTTCAATGTCTAGCTAAGAGCTTCAGCGCAACTATCACACAGAACATGGTTAATGCGACAGCATTGTGCGCGGTCTATGAGGCATCACTTCCGACGACACAGGCAGGTACACTTTCCATCGAACTGTATATCGACAACACCACTGGTCCACTGTTTGCGTCAAAACTCGGTTTCGGTTGTGAGATTGACGTCGACCTCGATGGCGCAGGTTCCGTTGCTGGCAACGTGGTCAAGTATTTTGGTATGGTTACAGAAGCAGGTTTCTCTTTGACACCTGAAGAAACACAGACCGAAACCGCGACCATCAAGCTTGGCGTGTCCGGAATCACTGGCCTATACGGAGCATAACTTGAGCAATTCAATCTTTGACAACATCCCAAAAATCGAAGGACGACCTAACTACACGGTCGACATCGAGCGCTTCATCGGAGCACCTGGAGCTTTTGTTTTTCGCGAACCGAAGGCGTCGGACCTGTTTCCGCGACCTGAAGTCGAGAAGATGTTAAAGATTGGATTTCCTGAGTTCCCTGCTCAGATGCTTCAGATTCTGATGATCATGGCGCGGTGTTATGTGACTCAATCTGGCGACGGTGAAATCAATCCGGCGCGTCGCTTCGCACAGCTCGCTCGTGATCGCTCTGACATATACCTCTATACCGTCGGAGAGTTTGCGAGAGCGTTTCCGATTGACATCGAAGCGGCGGTCGACGAAATCCCAAACGACTAGGCGGGGTGGCGCAAAAGATACTGTACACAAGTGTGCGGCATCTTAAGCGTCATCCCCGTGAAACTGATCTGACGCTCGATGAGTTCGCTGAAATCGCATGGGCGGGTGAAGTCTGGGAAAATCAGATCGTTGAAATAGTCAAGGCCGTCATGTCGGTCCTGGCTAAAAGGACACTCTAATGGCGCTTGGCATTTTCGACATCATCTTTAAAGTTTCAGGCGCTGGTGATGCTGTCCAGTCGCTAAAGAACATCAAGACTGAAGCAAAGTCGACGGCTGACAGCCTAGACAAAACCAAAGACAGTACATCCGCTCTCGCAGGTCAGGTCAAAGGTCTACTCGTCGGTGGCGCAGTCATTGGATTCGCTAAAGGTGCACTTGATGCAGCTGCACAATATGACTCACTGACACGCGCTGTCGCGACCACTGTTACCACAACAGACGAACTTACAGCGCAGATGGGTCGCCTCGAACAGATCGCAGCGCTTCCAGGCATTAACCTCGAACAATCCATTCGTGGATTTATAGGCCTTCGTTCGGTGAAGCTCACTGCTGGAGAAGCGGAATCAGCACTAAAGGGAATGGCGAACGCTATCGCTGCTACTGGTGGATCTGCTGAGACACTAGGTCAGATGACTAAAGGTCTGACCGACATGGCTGGCAAGGCCACTGTTTCACAAGAAGAAATAAATCAGTTGGTCGAAGCCAGTGCTGTCGCAGGAAACGCCATCGAGGCCGCATTCGGAACACGAAGTGGTGAAGCAATCTCAAAGATGGGAATCACTGGTGCTCAAGCTGTCCGGAAGATTGCAATCGAACTCACTAAACTTCCGCAAGCATCATCAGGTATCCAGACTGCGATGGACAACATCGGTGACGCAACATACAGATTCAATGTGGCACTAGGTCAAATCATCGCATCGTTTCTATCTGCATTTGGTCCAGACATTATCAAAAGTCTAGAAGTAGCCACCAATTTGATAAAGACTATGGCCACGCAAGGCACTGCCTTAAACATAGTTATGAAGACCTTTATATTATTAGGTGTAGCAGCGGTCCTTGTCGATGTTGCATCTAAGTTTTCCTTGGTCGCGAAGGCCATTATGGGTGCTGTCGCAGCCATGAAGGCATTGAATGTCGCGGTGATTATTGGTAAAGCAGCAGCAAACCCTGCACTAGCGGCTGCGGCTTTAGCAGCTGCTGCACTGGCAGGATTCGGTGCATATGCCTTATTTAATGAAATCGATAAGGCACAGCAGGTCGGTAAAACCACAGTTGAAGCCACAGGCAAGGCTGGTGAACTAACTCCTCCAGGCACGACAGGCATTGGTAAAGCAGCAGAAGCAGCTGCTGGTGCAGCAAAGTCAACCGAAGGCAAGGGCGGTGGTCTGATCAATACAATGATAGACATCGCAACGTATGCAGCCAAGATGCAGGCTGCATTCGTAGACATGGCCAAAAGCATGGAGGGACACCTCTATGAGATCGCGAAGAACACAGGCTCCACTCGGGATCTGCTCGACCTTCGGAAGCAAACCTTCGGTGGTGGGCGCCTGGGCGCAATCGGTGTGACAGCTGCGGAACTCAATGCAGGAAACAACCCGACGAACCAGGGTGGCGTCGGCATCATCCCACAGACACTCATCCCCGCTTCGACGGACCTCGAGCGCGCGATGCGGAAGATGATGATCCAGCAAGGGCGACAGAACCTGGTCACTGAAATGAGACGTATCTAGATGGCAACAAACTGGCCGCTAAAGGTCGAGGTCGACTGCCCTGAGCCACGTCCTGGCTTAGGGCGCGTGTGTGTTGGTGCCGACGGAACTTCATGGGACCGTGCAAACTCTACCGGCTGGTTTGACTCCGTGACAAATACCGCCATGCCTGCACCTCTCCCGGTCACTGAAGCATGGTCCAGCAATTACAGCGGACTCTATGCGCGTGTTCCACGAAGCGCCTACACGCTCGTGACGGGGTCTGTCTGGAAGCAGATGGAGATCAATGCCGCTGGCGATTATTACTTGACAGCGACGACACTCGGCACTGCGAATGCGGAGTATGTCAAAACGACTGCCTCGTATGTTGCGAATCAAGGATGGTACATTTCCGCGTACGTGCCAAACTGGGTCGACAAATCATCACTGCCATTTCTTCGAGTTGTGTGGGGCTATGGATCCGCATCGACAGTCGAGATGGTATTTCGTGGCGACGGCTCATGCATCGTCTACAAAGATGGAATCCAGAAGGGTGTCTACGACCAGTCTGACACGAACAAGAATCCTGGTCGAGCTGTAACCACGGCGAGTGCTGTCGGTCAGCGTCAGGTCAGCCTGATGATTATCCCGCTGAAGCGTCGTGAGGTCCTCGTGACCTCGACCTTCGGTGCTAACTTCTGCCATATGTTTGAGGACTTGAATGACGTCGAGGGGAACGTCATCCTTCCGTCTGGCAGCTTCGCATGGAAAGTTCCGTATGGTCGACCGACTGTGCAGATCGCTCCGGTGGCATACGAGACGACCGGAATCTTTTACAGCAAAAACATCACGCTCCGATATCCGCCTCCGGTTGGTGCGACTTTCGTCCCTCAGCTGTGGGGTGATGTCGTTGGAACATCCGCAGGGACTGTCACGACAGCCGTCGCTGTAACCGATGGTTTTTCTGCGTACACGCCAGATGGCATCATTCAGAATCTGCGGATCAAGGTGACCATCACGACTCCGAGTCCATACACGCAGACCTATGGCCTATCGGCAGCAATGGCAAGCAGCACACCAGCAGCGACATCAACTTATAATGGGCCAGTCGACATCACGCAATACATCGATGATTTAGTGTTGAGTGTTGATGAGACTTCGCGCACCACGCTAAAGATGAGCGCCAGGCGCCAGAAGCTACTGGATGCTGGAGTGGCACAGCCACAGATCACAGGCGACCGTCCTATTCGTGTCGCTATCTCGAACAGCGCTGACCCAGCTGTCTACACCGATATCTTTCGCGGGACACTGGCGCCTCCGCAGATTCAGTATGAGCAGGGTGATACGAGTCTAAAGTTCTCGACGTTACAGTTTGAAGGACAGGATCGTTCACGAGACTTTGAGCTGTATTACTTCCAGGACGGAATCCTCTACGACGGGTACACAGCACAAAACGCCATCGGTGACATGATGACGATGGCTGGATATCCTCCGGCAACTTACCTGCTTTATAACGACTCGGTCGGAATCAATATTTCTCGCAGTCCAGACATAGCTCGCGGGTATTCAAACTTTGTCCCTCAGCGTGGTGACACGATCGCTTCGATGATTGGCAAACTTAAAACCGACTACGCCGCGACCTTCATCACGGGATGGTCTCCGACATCGAGTGGCTACAAATACCAGTGGTCGGCTCCTTTAGACCTCTCATCGGTCAGCGTCATGACTTTGTACCAGAGTGTCCCTGCCGCAGCTGCTGCTGGCGTCACTGCGGCTCTTCAACAGAAGCGTGTGGTCCGGAAGATGACTGGTCATTACGAGAGTCCAGAGTGCAATCAGATTACCGTCATTGGACAGGATCCGCGCAATGGCGACCTGATCTATTCCTATGATGCTGACGATGCGAGTCAGACTGCTGGCACCGCTCCAGCGTCCAGGCCATACAACTGGCGTGGCCGACCTGTGCCATACATCCTCAGTGATCCGAGCATCACATCGAGTTCTGTGGCTTATGAGGCCATGCTTGTTCTCAAAGACCGACTCATGACAGGTCGAATCCTGATCGAGTGGGAGAGTGACTTTCTTGTCTTAAGCAACGACAATAGACCTCTCTGGGTCCGTGACGTGGTGACCATCATGCAGCCTGACGGAGTGACCATCAAGGGCGTCTATCGCATCATCGCCATTCCTAGCATTGAGTTCGTGGTCGAGGCTGGCGTCCGACAGTTCCGTCGGGCGAAATATCGTGGTCTATACCTGAATGACGGTGGCGAATAGTGGCCTACATCGATGGGACACGTACATCGACGCTCACGATGTCGCACACGCAAAACGTCACGGAGCGCATTTGGAATCCATTCGCGACGCAACCTCTCGAGCCTGATTACGACACGCACTTCACAGACTTTTCGTTCGGCGGACATCTAGGTTTTCTTGGTTCACTTGCTATTGTTTCAACGGTCAATGCACCATCACCTGGTTCGGCATGGACCTGGGAACTTCGTGCGAACCTAGCGGTAAACAACGGACACGGATCCACGAACAGCGGATACGTGGTCCTTGCGTCAGGAACCGAGACAGGAGCCACGACATACAAGGATGTAAGCGTGACATGCGCTGGCACATTCACAGCATCAGTCTCGACAGATAAGCTGTGGGACGTCACTGAGACCGCATACAGCTCGAGCGTGGCACCGACGGTGTTTCCTCCTCAAACTGCATATCGCTGGTATGAGATGACCACGAGTGGAGCAACGGCGGCCTGTAGTATCACCGCGAATGGCGGATCAGTCAGCGTGTCCGCAGCTGCGAGTTCGAGGCGAACAGCAGACTACACCGCGATCCTGAGTGCGAATGGATTCAGTTCCGGTGATGTCCGTCATGACTTCGCTGTCAGCCTGGTAAAGGTCAACACGGTCGCTGTGCATGACATCGCACACGCTCACACCTTCCACGCGCAAAGCGCCACGGAGTGGAGTCTCAGTGTCCTCGGAACGACTGACGGCTTCGGCATTGTTTCGACGGCCAGCGCCACCATCAGCACGAGCTCGTGTCTAGATCGCAGTGTCGCTGTGATCGGTCGCACCAGGGCGTGGTCCACATCGTACCCGGACTCACTCACAGTGACCGTCACAGGATTCGATGGTTCCTCCAGGGCGATAACTGGAACAGGCTCGATGTCGGGGTCAGATACCTTCGTGGACTATGCGACCACGACGGTCCTTACCGATCCGGACTACGGGTCGAACACTCTGACTACATCGCTCGATGATGTTCCAGCGAGCATCTCGTGTGCCATCACTGGCGCATCACTTACAGCTGTCGGTGAAGCGAATACAGAGACGCGGTGCATGTTTCGTGGCTTTAGGTTCAACGGGTGGTCGCTTGCGTATGCCACGACACGAAGCATCGCAGGAACGGGTAACGACCGACTATTCGCGCCATACGAAGGTATGTCGGGATATCGCTACCTTGACATCCAGATCAAGGCGCAAAGCGGGACAGGCGTGGCGGGGACCTTCGTGCTCACGGACTTTCACGGAAATACAAAAACGTGGAATGTTACAGCTGCGAACACCACTTACCAAACGGTGACCATCGACCTGTGCAGTCCGGATGCGTGGTCTGTTTCCGGTCTCCCGCTCACTGACGGCAAGGACAATCCCTATCCGAGGAAGAATACCGCTAGCAGTTCGTACGCTGGCTCAGAGAGCGTCGATAGTGCTTATTGGGGTATCACGTCATGCCAGCGTCTACGCATCGCTACAGGGGCGATTGACCTTGGTACCACGACGCTCAAGCAGGACACGACAAACGGCTTCACGAATAGCCATTATGTTCCGAGTGGTCTGGGATACGAAAACGAACGCATCACACCGGCCATCGTCGCCGAAGTGGACACGACCACGTATTACTATTCGAGGCGCTTCTGGCAACAGAACAACGATGGCAGGCACGAAGAAGAGAGCGATTATCGATGGCAAAAGACTGTAGGTGGCGCAACCGGCGTCACGACATACAGTGTCACACCGCTGACCATCGTGGACCTTGTAGGTCAAATCAACACGTCCGATGATTCGATTGTCCGACATCCTGGCTGGACAGCAACGAACAGCGTTGCGTATCCTGGCAGTGGCACCTGTAGCGTCTCACAGCCGCCATTGAGGGACTGTTTCCTAAATGGCGGCACTGGTATCTCGACGTGGCTGTATGGTGGTGGAATCCTCGCAACGCCGAACGCGACAACCGGGACAGACTTCGCGTATGGCTTCGAGATCGGTGTAGGCACCATCACAGCACAGACGCTGTTCGACTCAATAAACGGTGACTTCATTCCTGATTTGTATGACCCGTTCGATGTCAATGGTGGCACAGACAGTGCTTTGTATCTGCCGTTCGGCGCCATCCTTCGTGGTCCAGCGCACGGCATTGTCTTTGACACATCTGGTGATCCGGCGACCAGCGGAACCGTCACGCTACAGCTCTCGAGTGACTCATCATCTCGAGGCACTGACTCGACCTTTGACGCGCTTGGCAACTATCAGACCGGCACTCCATTCGGACTCGGCAAAGCGAATCACAGCATCGTCGAAGGAACAAACAGCGTCGGTGTCAATCCGATGTATTCGGCGAAGCGACAGCGCGCAGTATTTCGCACAGAGGTGCTGTCAGGGAACTGCACGGCGGCTGACGTCAGCCCGGCACAACAGGCGACGTATGGCGTCGTGACATCTGGTGGCGGTGTCAAGCTGTATCACGCCAGGGCGCACAACGGGACCAACTGGGATGAGGTCACAACGCCGATCACGAACGCTGAATGTCTGTCGCTGGCGTATCAGAAGAACAGCGGTTCGATGGCGCTCATCATCATCGTGGACGACACAGGCGGGACCATCAAGCGGTACACGACCGAAGACGAAGGGAACACAGTCAGCGTGGCAACTACAATCGGGACCGGCACACATGGCACTGTCTGCGTGTCGCCAAACGGAATGGAATACATCTTTTTCCGAACATCATCGAGCAACATCGACCGAGTCAAGCGTGACCCGATGGGTAACGTTATTACAGCTGCTTCTACCGTCGTGACAGGCAATGTCAGCGATGATGAAATCGCCTGCTACTGGCGCCTCGGAGTGGTCTACATCATCTATACGCACACCACGAATGGCATCACGATCGTGTCATCTGCGGATGATGCGGAGACCTTCTCATAAAAAGGAAACGCCTCCAGAGGGGTGCTGGAGGCGTCAGGACTAGGAACTAAGAAACCGGTTGGACAATAGGAGTATACAACATGGATGAACGACGAATAGCACTACTGTCGACAGATCTGGCCATCGCGAATGTGGGCGTCCAGGAAGTCGGCGAGAACAGAGGCAAAGCAGTCGAAGCGTATCAAGCATCCTGCAAACCTCCGGTTCCTGCTGGTTCCCCCTGGTGCGCCGCACACGTGCGTTTCAGGCATAAGCAAGCAGCCACACAGCTTGGCATCACGTACGATGAGACTTTTCCTCGCTCGGCATATTGTCCAGACTGGTCGAGATGGTTCAAAGCAAACAGTCTATGGTTGCCTGTTCAGCACATCCGCGATGGCACGACCACGAAGCGACCACGGCGCGGTGATCTGGCGCTGTTCTACTTCAGCGCTCTCTCTCGCATCGCACACATCGGCATCGTCACGAAGGTCGAGGAGTGGGGTGTATACACGGTCGAGGGAAACACGTCACCGGAACCAAGCGACGAGCTGTCGGTCGAGCGTGATGGTGATGGCCTGTATGCGAAAAAGCGAAACTGGCACGAGCTCGGCAAGTTTGGCGGCTTCGGTTTCGTAAACTTCTGACAAACCAAAAACCATCTGTATACATGGGCTTCGTCCGGTAAACCGGGGCCATGCGACAGATGGTTTCTGTTTGGTTAGTTGTTCGTTCACCGATGTGGGAGCACCGGCATAACGACTATACATTTACCGCCAGACATGCACCACTTTTTGATCATGTGCTGGATTCTCTTCGATGCGGAAACAGACCACGCCATCGAGCGCAGGATGTACAAAGATGATTGCATCCTCAGCGTTCAATCGCTCAAGGATCTCGTGCTCGCTCGCTTTGAGTAGCCACAAGAGTCCTTCTGGCTTCTCACCTACGCGTGTGATTTCTTTGTCTGCTGTTGGTTTACGTGCCATGAAAAATACCTCCAAATCAGTATGGTCTTAAGCGAGTGCTTCCATCGTTATCGGCAAGTGTTCGAGCATTATGTTCTGCACTCCCTGGGCGATGTCGCGATGCTCGAGCTGCGTGTCCTGGCGCGTACGCAGCTGCACATAATGTATCCACGAGCGGATGCTTCCGCTCATGTACATCGTGGTCGGTGTGCACAACGGCAGGACCATGCGAGCAGTCTCCGCAGCCATGCCATGTGCGATGAGATCGCGATAGACGTCGGTCGCAAACTCGATTGATGAACCGACCAAATACAGCGCGTCCTGCTGCTCTTTGGTCAGTTCCTCAATCTTAGGTAGTGGGAGGCTTGATTGGCGATTGTGAGCGCCAGCGAGGCGCATATCTGGGACCTCGATGTCCTCGACCACTGTCGCGTACCGCTGACTGAACTCCTGGAAACTGAACGACCGATGTCGGAGCAGCTGCGCGGCGATGGCTCTCGTGGTCTTGACCTCGATGCACATGCTGGCCATCTCAAAAATCGACCAGTGACCGTGACCGACGCAAAACCGAAGCAGTCGAGTGACGTCAGGATTGTCCTGGTTCGCGGGGTTGCTGACCCTAGCGCAATATCCGATCACCTTCTCCGCATCGGGCGTTATCCATACAAGTTTCGTCATCTGATACCTGCCAATCGTTGCTCGCGTTCTTCCAGTGCGATCTCGGCATACTGCATAATCTGCTCGATGTCGTGAACGTTTTCCGTGTCAAGCCAGAGCGGTGAGTTTCCTTCAATGAAAACACCAACCTGCCATCGATCGGTCATGATTCGGTCAATAGGAATGTCAAGGCTGTAGGACTGAAACATATTGTGAATGTATGAAAGAACACATAGTTTCGTTTGATCCCATCTGTACCAGAGAGCTTTGTTTTCTTGCACGGTGATGCAATAACCGTGACGCATGGCTTCAAAGGCCAGTTCGAATTTCATTGTTTGACCTTAGTTTTCTGTCGCTCCGCTCTACACCTCTCGTTATAGTCACTCATTACAGACAGACTCTTCGCTAAATATATGCGAGTGTAGCGTCCAAACAATGGCCACTGTTCGTTGATTTCTTTCCATGCCATTGAATGCCACTGATGCAATGGAATCCTGTCCTTCATGTCATGACAAGCGGAACAGCACGGAACAATGTCCGTGCCTCCGTTTCGTTCAGGTATTGGCATGTGATCGCCAGTTATCTTCGCGGAGTGACAGTACATCACTCCGCAGTAGAAACATTCAGACGTCATGCGTTCGGGTCCTCTTCACCGATTACGAAGTGCGACCCGTTGTGATAACCAGGTATCGGCTTCGGTGTTGGTGCGAGCTTCTTCAGCGTGGTCTGTTGTGGCGGTCCTGGCTTGATCTGTGGCCGTGCCTGTTGTGCTTGGATCGCTCCATTGCCATCGTCATCCTCATCTGATGCAAGCGACAAGAGAGCGCTGAGACTGTAACGTCGACCATACGAGAGTGCTGACCCGAATCCGTGGCTGGTCTGTTGCATCACAGGGACCTGCACGACACCAGCAATCCACTCACCTGAGCTGTGAATGACACGGCTCTCGACCATGATGCTGGTGCTGTGCTCACCGTCGATGGTGTCCAGCACCGACTGCACAACGAACAGACCATGTTTCGCCATCACTGGCCGAACGACCTCCATGATGGCATCGAGCGAAGTGTACTTCGAGCGAAACGCTGGATTCGTGCTGTCCTTCACGATTGGCCTGATCTCAGCCTGGGCCTTGACCAGCGCTGGTGCGATTGCACCGATTGTTTCCGACATTGTCATACTAAACCCCCTATGTGTAATCCTGCCCGACTGAGCGCGTTCCTAAACGCTGTCGTCCAGTTAATGTTGCGTCGATCAATGATGGCGCCTGCCTGCGTATAAGACCGCCATATAGACACATCATTGACCACGTGTGTAATTGCCTGTGCAATTACTGGCCATTCGTCCTGGCGTGTTTCATACGCCTCGCGCAGACAGTCAAGGACATGTGCGAGTGCTTCATACTTAGTGGTGCGAATAGACCTGGCCCATGCAATCTGCTTCTCGGACCCGCTGATTACAATCTGATTCGGTTCGAGGATTCGCTGTGTCAGTGACCATGCGCGATCGATTACAAGTTTGTGCTCACATAAAGAGCAAATCTTAAGCGTCGACGCCATGAGGCGCATCTTCGCATTCATGTCGTTGGTCGTGTATCCAAAGGTGTAAGTAGCAGTGTGTCCGCACTTCCACTTCATTTCGATTCTTTCGTCCATCCTGTCCCCCTTAGTTTCTGGCTTTGATGCAAACGTCACCCATGCCAAAGATGACCACGTCATCATCGACACGAATGTCATCGTCTTCGCACTCTTCGATGGCATCGATGGCCTCATCGAGATCGATGTCATGCAGTCCGGAAGGGCTGCTGAGTTGAATCGTCAAACCCTGCTCGATGAACCACTTGACCGTCGCGATAGCTGAACTTTTCATTTTCCTAATCCTTCGTCGTGATGTCCAATCACATCGACATCCTAGCACGGGTTGACATACTGTGTCAACTGTGTGTATAACGATGACATGATTTACGGACATACACAGGTGGATATCGCTGAAAAACTCGGCATCCACAAATCGGCAGTGTGTCGGATGCTCTCCGGCGCTCATGCTGTCAGACAGTCGACCGTCAAGCGCATCGCTGATGCAATCGGTCGCAGTGAATACGAAGTGCAGCTGTGGATCCTGTGCAAGCGTACAGGTCAGACTCTCCCAGAATAGACAGAATAGGACTAGGACAATGGACACAAGAAACATCAAACTTACATGCATCGAATGCCATCGCACGAACGCGGTGCCTTATGGTCGTGGACATCGCATCTGTGACATCTGCTCACAGCGTGAGCTCAAGCGTGAGCGCCGCCTCCGGACACAGCGCCGCATCCAGATGGTCGGCAGCTTCGTTGTGGTTGTCCTGGCTGTGTGGACAGCATGCGCAATGGCATCCGACTGGAACACTCCGAACAGTCCGGATCACCGTGCACATCAGGCAATGCAAGCTCGTGACTGACGCCATCACAACATGGTCACAGTATCGGGGCAGTAGACGCACTAGCACCACTGGCCTCCTGACGCCGGAGGAGGAGTTCTTTCTTGGACGCATGGTCCAGAGTGGAGTCCAGCGTGACAAAGACAAAGCGACCGCTGAGTTCGTCAATCACAACGTCCGCATGGTCAGCGCCATCGCTAAGAAGTTTCGTGGTCGTGGATGCGAACATGAAGACATGCTCACTGATGGCATGCTCGGACTACACCACGCGGTCCAGCGCTATGACCCGTCACTCGGTCATCGCTTCTCGACCTATGCGACCAACTGGGTTCGCCAGGCTATCGGTCGCGGCATCGAGAGCCGTGGTCGAGACATCCGTCTACCGTCACACGCCATCGCGAAGCTGTCTCACATCAGAGTGTCACGCCAGGAGTACATCGTCAAGCACGGTGAGACTCCGACACCAGCGGAACTGCTCGCGTACGTGCGTGAAGTTGTGCACACTTACCCGCGATACCTTCACAAGCAAATCGACTCACTGGATGTCAAGTCGCTGACGGAAATCCTCCAGCACGATGTGAAGCTAGTCTCAAGCATCGATGAGCCTAATGCCTACGGCCAAAGTCGATACGACTTCATGCCATCAGGTGAACCTCCTGTCGGTGACCGTCTAGACAGAGAGATTCTTTACGCGCAGCTGCGTACAGTCATGGAAGTCCTAACCGATCGCGAGATTGCATGTCTACGCCTTCGCTTTGGGTTCGATGGGTTATCTGATGGTCGCTCACTCGAGGATGTTGGAATCCTGATCGGCTACAGTCGCGAGCGCATCAGGCAAATACAGGTGCGCGCAATCGACAAACTTCGTGTGGCCGCTGGTGCAGACGTGCTAGCGGAGATTTTTGAGAGGATGGAACTTTGAACGAGTCAGAACAGCAGATCGCGTTTTTCAACTGGTGCCGCGTCATGAGTGGTAGCGATGCTCGCCTGGGCACAATCTTCGCTGTGCCGAATGGCGGCTACAGGTCGAAGGCCACAGGTGGCCGCATGAAGTCCGAAGGACTCAAGGCTGGCGTCTGGGACATTTTCATCCCGGTTCAAATGGGACAGCACTGCGGGATGTGGATTGAGATGAAGGCAGGGAAGAACCGTCTTACGCCAGGACAGATCGCGTTTCGTGAGTCTGTTGGTGATGCTTACCTGTGGTTTGTCGCCTATTCCTGGGACGAAGCAGTCGAGGCGACATGTCGATATCTAGGCATCGCGAGCGGCATCAATTAACAGCTGTTCGTTGACTTCGTCGGCGAGCTCGATGCTGTGCATCTCACAGATCAGATACCAGACAGCCTTCAACAAATCGTCGGTCTTATCTTCGCCAGGTTTAGAACCTGCGCGGAGGAGGTACTTCAAAGCATTCCCTCTTTTGAAGTCGAGACCATAGGCGTCGATTATCTCGATGGGCTGCATCGGTTGTTTGCGGTAATGTGTCGGAACCTGCTTGGACATGCAGTGATTGTAAGGGGTAAAAATGAATAGAGTTTCACAGGCCGTGACATTTTTGTCATGGCTGTTCGAGCCGTACTCTGACGGCTTCGTCGAGATTCGAACGATGAATCAGGGAAAAGTGCAGATGCGCTTCTGGGAACTTCCAAGGACGGAAGCAGACTGGACTGGCATCGGCGAAGCGTGTATCCAGTGGAGTGACGCTGGAGATGATGTTTACGTCGGCGTGTTGCCACGCTGGCGAAAAGGAGGAAGGGACAATGACGTCCATACTGCTGGTGTACTTTGGTGCGACATCGATGACCTTACTGGTCTGGATCAGACTGCAACGCTTGATAAAGTCACAGTCGCTGTCCGATCAGGAAAAGGGCTGCACTGTTACAGGCGACTTAAAGTGGTCGGCATTGGGACTAAGCCAACAGAACAGCGAGAGTTTATACAGCTGCTCGAGAGATGGATGCTCACACTCTCGGCGTCCGCTGACGTCAAGTGCAAGAACCCGTCAAGAATCTTACGAGTACCTGGAACTCTAAACTGGAAGAATCGCGAACTACCTCGATTGGTGGAACTCGCGAAGTGTCCTTTAGAAGCCTCCAGAATCGTCGAGGAGACGACATCCACGCATCCATGGGGCGATGAGTGGTCGAGGCTTTTGATCGCCGCCAAAGCGGGGGACCTTCCAAAGCGCGAGCGGGGTAACTGGGATCTCGGACAATACAAGCATGGTCGATACCTGCTGTACTGTTTCAATCACACGGTGATCGGCATCGAGCAGATGCGATGTATGGGCATGGTCGCACATGCCGAGGAGTGTCGTACACTCGTAACCACTGCGCTGGACACGCAGACTTTTTTGGACTAGGACTAAAATGGAAGAACTTTCATTAGACGATCTCCGCGCCATGGTTGCCGGAGACATGGCCACGCATGCCCGCATCATCGCTCATGGTGAGCACCACTGGGACAAACTGTGGCAACCTCACCCGGCATCGGGTGGCGCCTTCGGTGGCCGTAATAACGCATTGGTCACACTCCTCGGATTCTTTCGCGCAAAGCGCTACACCATCGACGTCGCGCAGCTTCAAGCCGTCTGGTGGAGTGACACGTATTGTGATCCGCCACTGGACCGCGAAGTCATCCTCGAGACAGTCGGTCGCTTCTGGTCACAATGGGCAGCAGGTACCGTGCCCGATGACCTGCCTGGCGGCCAGACTCTCGCTCCCTGGGAGGTCTGGGACTGGACCCGCATGGAGGTCGAAGAACAGAAACTCGGTAAACAGTCCTGGCTGATTCCGAATGTACTCTCGACCGGCGGACTTCATTATCTTTCATCGCCACCAGGCAGTGGCAAAACGTGGGTCATGTGCGATCTCATTCGCGCCTGTTGCTTTGGTGGCAAGTGGCTCAATGAGTTTGAGATTCCACAGACTCGCGTCCTTTACCTCGATGAAGAGATGGGCGTCCAGAAGGTCCTAGAACGGCTGAGGAAGCTCGGAATGCGCTCGGCTGAGGGAATGGGCTACCTTAACCGTGTAGGCATCAGGTTCGACCAACCGCTTGATGTGGAGCGAATCGTGAAACATTGCCAGTCGCAGGGTATTGGCCTGGTGCTCATCGACTCACTGGTCCGCATCCATGGCATGGATGAGAATGATAACTCGCAAATGCGGAAACTCTACGACGCGTTCAAGAAACTCCTGGACAACGGAATCACTGTCCTGATCGCTCACCACAACCGCAAGGGTGGCACTGACTCGACGGTCAAGCACGAAGGTATGCGAGGCGCTGCGGAGATTGTAGCAGCCGCTGACATGGCCTATTCGGTGGAGAAGCAAGCGAACGGGTTGTACCGCATGTTCGTGACGAAGGGCCGTCTAATCAGCGATGAGGACGCGATTGACGTGACGTTTGAAATCAGGGACGAGGATGGCTTGACACAGGTGCGAACACTTGACGCTGGCGCCAGGAGTGAAGTCATCACACAAGAGATTCGGTCGAAGCTCATTGAGCTCATCAGTGACTCACCAGGTATCACACAGTCACGCCTGATTGAGTTGTGTGGCAGTCGCAGATCGGTCGTTATTGCCACACTTGCGGACCTCGAAGCGAGTCGGATTGTCATGTTTGAAAAGGGTCCGAAGAACGCAAAACAGTACAGTCCGACAGGCATGCTTTAAGGCCTTTTCTGCTGTTCCCGCTGCTGTTCCCGTGCTGTTCCCCCTTAAGTATGAGAAAACGGGAACAGCAGACAGAAAACCCCCCTTTGGAACCCCCCCCTGCGAGCTTTTGAAGTGTGCTCGCTTAGGGGTCTTAAGTCGAAACTGTCCCTGCGGGCCGGACGCTTACGCTGGCCCGCTAGTACAGCATCGACTTTTATGTTTGACAAGTGGTTTGATGTTTGGTAATGTCAACTTTGATGGTGCTGGTGGAAACACCTTTGGATTGGTAACTGAGCCAGCACTGTCACAGAGTGGTCGTATGACCAAAGGAGTAATGAGTTATGGGTTTCTTTTCAAATGCCACGTTCAACGATGGCGCATCACAGTTCGAAGCAGCTGTCGCAGGCTCTTATGTCTGCCGTCTCGCAAACGTCGAGAGCATCGACCGACCATCGTACGATGATCCGAATGTTTTGCTTCCAAACTTCCGCTTCACCTTCGAAACCACTGAGTATGGCGACAGCAACAGCAACGCGTTTCGCTTTGTAAAGTTTACGCGCCAGGGCTATGGTTCCGATAAGGCAGCACTCACTATCCTGCTCGATGGCATGCTCGGACGCCGCTTGACACAAGCAGAGTTTCATAACCTTGACATCGACTCGCTCCTGGCTAAGGAGTGGATGGTCACTGTCGACTCGAAGCTCAACACGCGTGGTTATCAAACCAACGCCATCGTGTCCGTTTCACCAGTCAGTGCCAAGAAAAAGCTCACGAAGATCGCACAGCCAGCGATCAAGACTGATGACATCGAAGATCCATTCGGTGAAGACGCCAGCGAGTAACCATCTCCCGGTTGCCAACGACTCGCTGACGAACCAGGCACATCATCCGAACGGTGTGCCTGGTCTTTTACTTTGAAGGGGAGAATCAATGTCGAAGAACACAAAGCTCGAGGAGCGAATACAACTCCTGGTGCAAATCAAGGAACTTAGAGCTGCTGGTAACAGCATCAGTCAAACCGCGCAGATCATGAAGATGACACGCGGAACAGTCCAGCGATGGATCAATGAAGAAAAGCCAGACAGGCCAGTCAAGAAAATGGACCCTTACATTTCACTCGATGAAAAGACAGCGACCGTGATCAAGTGGGCGGAGCTCATTGCAAGCGGTGAGACACGAAGCAAAGCAGCCGAAGTCGTCGGTTATCCAATAATGATGATAAATCGATGGATGATGAGCGAACCTTCACTGCGTGTGGAGTTTCAGGAATCTGTCGGGAAGAAACAAAACAATCATGGTGGCCGTA